GGCCGTCAGAGCCGCGATGGCTCCAGCGGCAAGCACTAGTGCTGCCGATCCACCGAGAGTCCCCTCCATAGCGATGAGAGCAAGAGCAATGATCCCGAGTCCACCGGCAAGAGTCAGCAGACCCTTTCCGATCTCCTCCATGCTCATGCTGCCGAGGATCTTCAGAGCCCCTGCCAGGATGGTGATAGCGACTGCTACGGCATTCAGACCAGCCCCAGCAAGGAGCATCTTCACTCCACCAGGCATCAGACGCATTGCTCCGCCGATGACCACAAGGGCTGCGCCCATAGCGAGCATGCCCTTGGCCAGAGATTCAGGACTGAACCGGCTGAACAGAGCAATATCGCCAGCCAGCAGACCCAGAGCCGTAGCCAGGATCGTCAGACTCGTCGCAGCAAATATGAAGCTTCCGCCGAACTTGCTCATGAGCGCCGAAGCACCCACAAGAACGACGATGCTTGCTGCCACAGCCGTGAGACCCTTGGCGATGGTCTTCGGATCCATCATGCCGAATGCCGCAACCGCACCCGCCATGGCAAGAAGCGCCGCAGCGAACAGGTCGAGCGAAGCAGCCATCATCACGAGACTGAAGGACTTGTTCACCTTCGACATCAGCATTAGCGCTCCGACGAGCTCCGTCATGAGAGCACCGACAGCAGCCAGACCCTTGCCCAGCTTGTCAGCCGGGACATTCGACAGAACCAGAAGCGAAGCCGCCAGAATACCGACCGCGATTGCGATCTTCATGAGCGAGCCAGCCTTGATGTTCTGCTGATAGGCCTCGAGGGTGTCGCCGAGAGCGCCAAAGACGCCCTTGATGTTGGAGATCATCCCGCCTGCGTTGCTGAAGAGATTGTCCAGCGTGTCGAAGAACTTCTTGATGACTAGGAAGCCACCGCCCGCAGCAGCACCCCCAAATATCGTCGCCCAGTCGAAGCCGTCAAGGCTGCCGAACAAGTCAGAAATATAGCCCCCGATCTTCTTGAGACCAGAGCCGATCGCCGAAGCGATCTTGGAGATGCCGGGACCGAGCTTGCTGACGCTTCCGAAGAAGCCGTCGAGCTTGGTGTTTGCGTCGTCGACGACCTTGCCGCTGACAAAGGCATCGAACTGCTGGAACAGACGACCGATCGCAGCTGCGATGCTCAAGATGCCGCCGCTAGCTCCCCCGCTGAACAGGCCGAAGAAGCCGAAAATGGCGTGGAAGACCATGCCGACGATGCTGGCTCCGGCATGAAGTACAGAGAATACGCCAGCGAAGACGTCCCGGATCTGCCCGGCAGTCTTGCCTCCGATGTGGAGCTTCGCGGTGAAGTCCTGGAAGCCCTGCGTCATGTCCTTGAGACTCTTGGCCGTGGCTGCAGGGAACACCATTCGCCAGCCTTCACCGATGGCCTTGAAGACCGCGATGATCGGCTGAGCCAGGTTCTTGAACCCAGCGATGATGTCCTGCCGGCCGCCCATCTTGCTCCAGCCCATGAGCAGCTTGTCTACGCGCTTGAAAGCACCACTGATCGAGTTGACGATGCCATTACCAACACTCGTCCACAGCTTGGCCGACTGGGTGAAGTTTCCGAAAACATCCTGGAAGATCTTCGCCCAGCCTGAACCGACCGACTCCTTGATGACATCCATCATCTGCGGGAAGGTCTTGATCCGAGTAGCAGCCTGCTGCGCAGTCTTGGCCATCTGCTGGATGGCCTTCTGCTCCTCCTTGTTGAAGCCCATCGCCTTCAGCTGAGCCTTGGACAGGTCGCCCGTGAACTGCTGAAGCGTGTTGGTCAGAACCTTGGAGGTCAGCCAGCTGTTGTGCCCAGGCTTGGACTGGATCGACTCACGGAATGACTCTCCCGCAATCGTCAGAGTCTTACCGGACTTCGTTCCCGCGATCTGAGCCTTGTCGATTGCGCCCATTGCCGCGGCCGTGTTGGCAAGAGCCTTCTGGAAGGTCTTACCACCCATGCCGGCGTTGACCACCGAGTTCCAGTCCTGCAGACCGACACGCCCTGCGGCGATGGCCTGAGAGAGCTGGTACATGGCCGAGGAAGCCTGCTGTGAGCTCGATCCCGAGAGCGCCGCAAGGTTCGCGATACCCTTGATCGACTGTGTCGAGGTCTTCAAGTCCACACCGGCGGCCGTGAAGGTACCGATGTTCTTCGCCATCTCCGAGAAGTTGTAGATCGTCTTGTCGGAGTAATGGTTCAGCTCGTTCATGTACTTGTTGACCGTGCCGACACTCTTGCCGGTGTTGGCCATGACCGTCTGAATCGAATTCAGGTTGGTCTGGTACTCATGGAAGCCATCCATGAGAGGCGCAAGAGTCAGCGACTTGACCATGTTGAGGCCGGCGTTGACCAGCTTGTTCGTGATCGTGGCGACCACGGTCATCGCGGCAACGTTCAGAGCACCGAGCTTGGTCTTAGCCTTGTCGGCACCCTGGCCGATGCCCTCCATGCCGTTGGACTTGTCCGCTCGCTTGAGCGTGTTCGTGAGGGAGGTCAGCGCGGAGAGCGTTGACTTCACGCCGCCGAGGAACTGCCGATTGTCAATCCTCATGTTGACGATTCGCTCGTCGACATTACTCATCCTGAAGTCACCGCCTTCCAAGCGTTGTCCGCGATCTGGTCAAATATCGGACGGAGGGACGGGTTGATGTAGTCCCGTCCCTGCACGTATCCGCCTGTACCAGTGCCGTGCCCGAACTGGAGAAGAACGGCGATGATCTCTCCATTGTTCTGGTGCGAGTTGGTCCAGTAAATATCGATCTGCCCGTTCTTGGTGACAACCTCGTAGCTCCAGGCTGCGGCGGTTGCGCCAGAATCGACGGGAGTAGCAGCTGCAAGTGCACGAACACCGGCCTCGGCAAAGGGTCGAACCCGACTTGCGATGTTGTTCGGCTTTGACGCGTTGGTCAAGAACTTTTCCAGGTTCTTCGTTGAGCCAGATGCCGTGAGCTTGATCATGCCACTCCTTTCTAGACGATCGCCTCGCCCGTTGAAGCCACGTCGTAGGTGCCGTCGCCGTGGTCGTTCGATGTCACATTGTCGATCGAGAACTCGCCGGTGACGTCGTCCACCGAGATGTACTTGTAGGAGCCTTCGGCTTCCCAGGTTCCGTCGCCGTTGTCGCGAATAACCACGATGTCGCCGTAGTTCATCATCTCGTACAGCGACTGGATGGTCGGAAGCTCGGGCTCGACACCGTAGGTGCCGTAGAGCATGTTCTCGATGTTTTGCATCGATCGAATATCAAGGTTTCGAGAGTCGATGATCACGTGTGCCGTCGGGCGGAAGCCATCGACAGACTGAGGAATCGCCGAAATATCGAACTCGAACGGGGTTGGGTCGTTGGACCCTCCCGACAGGGTCTCGTACTGGACGTCCGACATCGAAGCCGTCACGCCGTAGAGGATGTGCACCTTGTAGTGCTTGCCATCGCCGTACATGGTTCGGTAGCTCAACCCGAACTGGTCCGGGATCTGAGAGTCGAGGAACAGACCGTCCGCGGCCTCGATGATGCCGCAGATCTCAGCGAACTCGTCGGGGAACGTGATGGCCGAGAGCGTGGCCGTGTACTCCCTGGGGGTAACGGTCGTGAGGAACTTCCGACCGTTCACGTAGTAGGTGTTGGTCGTCTGTGAGCCGCTCTCGTTGACGCTCACAAGACCATTCCAAGCCACTGCGGGCTTTCCTGAGGGGTAGAGAACTCCTCGATCCAGACCGAGCTGAACCTGCTTGTCCTCCTGATTGCCCCACTGGATTCGCGTCATGTACTACTCCTTTCAGCCGGAGGTGCCAAGCTTCTTCTTGCGCGCCTCGTTCAGTTCGCGGAACGTAGCAGCGGTAGTGCTTGCCGGCTGCTTCTGCGGCTTGGTGTTCTTGACGCCGCAGATTCGGATTAGCGTCATGAGTCGGTTCAGATGCCAGGACTCTGCCTCGAACGGGATCTTGAAGCTGAGCATCCAGTAGTAGATGAGCTCAGAAGTCACGTTCTCCTTGGGTCCTGGCTTCTTGTTGATGTCTCGAACGACCGTTGCAGTCGAGCTCGAGTTGATGTACTTGACAAGTTCCATCTGCTGGTCGGGAGTCAGCTTTGGAATAAGGTCCACGGCGTGAGCCGGGGAAACAAGCATCTGCTCGAAGTAGACGAACATCTCTTCGTTGGTCTTGGTTTCCTCTTCGTTCCATGAGAAGAAAGGCTTCTCGTAGATTGACTCCCATTTTGACAGAGAAACCAGAGAGTGCTCGAACACGAGCCGGGTTCCCTGAACATCGATGCTGAGCACTCTCTGGTTCTCCTTTCAGATCGTTCAGACGCCCGTGAACGACCAGTCGTTGTCGACGCCGTCGGAGAAGTAGTTCCCCGGAGCCGGCTGAGCGGTGACGAACACCGTGTCGCCGGGCGTGACCGGAACGTCGCCCGTGACGACCTCGCCGTCGATGTAGTAGACGGTGTCGGCGTCGTTCGGGATGGTGATGGTGTTGTTGGCGAAGGTCGGAGTGGTCGGGGTGACCGCCACGGCCGTGCCAGAGAAGAGCGCGATGACCTCGTCGGGCAGCGGGAGGCGCGGGTTCACGCCCTCCGAACCGTAGAGGATCAGCTCGAGGGCCGCG